TGATGTTACTATTACGCATAGTTCTAATGTACTTTTTATAGAAGACGGTCATTTAAGAATGGCTGATTCTAAAAGGTTTTACGCTGGTAGCAATGGTGATTTAGAAATATACCACGATGCTACTAATTCACATATTGCAAATAGTACTGGTGATTTAAATATTACCACAGCTACTGGTGATATGTATATTACTAATAATGCTAACGACAAAGATATTTGGTTCCAATCAGATGATGGTAGTGGGGGTAACGCTACATATTTTAAACTTGATGGTAGTGAAGTTGAAACTGGATTTTTAAAAACAACACATCATTATGATAATGTACAAGCAAGATTTGGTGACTCAGGTGATTTGCAAATACTCCACGATGGTAGTAATAGTTATATATCTCAAGGTGGTACTGGCGATTTATACATACAACAAAATACAAATGATAAAGATTTAGTATTTCAGTGCGATGACGGAAGTGGAGGTTCAACAGCTTACTTCTTTTTAGATGGAAGTCAAGCAAACACAAATTTTCAAAAAGACGTTATATTTGCTGATAGTAAAAAAGCGTTATTTGGAGGTTCTGGTGATCTACAAATATACCACAATGGTAGTCATAGTTATATAGATGGAACTACAACTGGTGATTTATATATTAGATCAACAAACGATGATGTAGTTATACAAGGAGCTGATGATGTGTTTATATATGCACAAGGTGGTGAAGACGCTATTATAGCAAGAGGAAACGGAGCTGTTGAGCTGTATTACAACAACGCTAAAAAAATTGAAACAGCTGCTGCTGGTGTAAAAACCACTTATGCCGCAACTAGTAGTACAGATGGTGATGCAGCTGGTGATATAGTTCATTTTGGTGAAACAACCACTGTTGCTGGTAAAATATACTACTACACATCTTCTGGTGCTTGGGAGTTAACCGATGCTGACGCTGAGTTATCTGCAAAAGGTATGTTAGGTGTAGCGTTAGGCACTTCTTCAAACACTCACGGTATGTTAATTAGAGGTATGGTAACTTTAGATCACGATCCAGGAACTATAGCTGATACTTTATTTTTATCAACTACAGCTGGTGCTGCTACAGCCACTGCACCTTCACTCACTGGTGATATAGTAAGAGTTATAGGTTATTGTTTAAACTCAAGCAACGGTCAAATATATTTTAATCCAGACGGTGCATTTGTTGAAGTAACTGCAGGGTAATGGCAACAGTAATAATTAGACCAACAGGAGAACCAACTAGCACAACTGGTTTTAACGTATCTGACGCTGCATTCATAGAGGCAATAAACGATAATGATGATAGCACCGCAGCAACTCAAAACAACGTAACTTGTTCGGCTACTGGTATTGAAATGGAAAATAAAAGTGATTATGATAGTCAAACTATAAATTCTATTACATTGTCAGTAACAGGCGCATCTACAGGTAGAGGCTCACCAACTGTAACTTGTACTATAAAAAATGGAAATAGTACTCTTCAAACCTCTGAGCTTACATTTAGTAGTGCAACAACTTTATCTGGATCTGCTTACAGTACTAGTTTAACACCAGCAATTGTTAATAATTTAACTTTAGATATTGATCCAGATGGTACTGGGGTAGCTTTGAAAGAAGTTTACATAACAGTAGATTACGGTAGTGGCGGCGGGGGTGGCGCAGCAGCCGGTTATAGCCACAAAGTATTAGGTATTGCAGTTGCAAACATAGCTAAAGTAAATACAGTTGCTAAATTAAACATAGCAAAGATAAATACAGTTGATTAACTGCGCTTTAAATCAAGAGTAAAGCGTGTAATAATATAAATATAAAAAAAAACAAAAAAATTATGGGATTTAACATAGGAACAGATCAATTAGGACAGTTTGGTAGCGGTTTTAGCGACGAGGCTGTTGAAGTTACCCCTCCAACTGGAAAAAAAATAATAGCTATAACTTTTTTAGAAGCAACAGTATTATCTACATTAGTAGCTTCTACAGACAATCCTGATGCTGCTTATTTTAGTCATACAGCGGCTGTTGCTGGTAACGGTGGCGGTGCTGCGGAATCAGATGCTGCTACTTCATTTCCAGCTGGACTAACAATATATGGAAGATGGGATAGTTTTACCCCTCCAACTTCTAACACTGGTGGAGTAATATTCTACTTTGGATATTAAGAATAAACAATAACAATTAACTTAAATTAAATAAAATGGCAAAAAAAGAAGAGGTAGTAGACCTTAAACCTACGTCAATAACTGAAGAGCAATTAAAAGCTATTCAAGATATAGTTTCACCAATCAACCAAGCTCAAATGGAGTTAGGTAGAATGGCAACACAAAAACACGCAATACTACATCAAATTACTAAACTACAAGAGTCTTTACAAGAAGAGCAAGTAGCTTTAGAAAAAGAATATGGTAAAGTAAACATCAACATACAAGACGGAACCATACAATATCCAGAAGATGAGCAAGCTGATTCGTAAAATCAGTATAGGTAAAGATTATAAAAATGACGCCATGCACTATGCCGTTGGGCAAGAAGTGTATGGTGGTCATACCATATGTGACATCTTAGAAGAGGAAAACAAGTACAGCGTGTATATTAGAAAAGGTAAAGATGTTTTACCTTGGAAAGACTTTAATAAAAATATGGCTGTATCTGTAGAATATAACTTACAGTATTAATGAAGTCGGTTTACAACTTTGTTGTAACACCAGTAAAATCAAGATACAACAATACAAAAGATATAGAAGGTAAAGAACTGATAGTTAATACAGAGATATTCAATCACCAGTATGTTAGTAGAGAAGCTATAGTAAAAGCAATACCTACAGTTGGTGATACAGATATAAAAATTGGTGATAAGGTTATAGTACATCACAATGTATTTAGAAGATGGCACAACCAGCACGGTATAGAAAAGAATAGTAGAGGTTATATTGATGAGGAAACATATTTAGTACAACCAGATCAAATATTCTTATACAAAGATACCGAATGGCAAGCGCAAAAAGGATATTGTTTTGTAGCACCAGTAAAATCTACAGACAAATACAGTGTAGATAAAGAAAAGCCTTTGGTTGGTATTGTAAAACATACTGACGGTACAGTTAACAAAGGTGATTTAATAGGTTTTAGGCCAAGCTCAGAATATGAGTTTATTATAGACGGTCAGAAACTATATAGAGTACTATCAAATTTTATTACAATCAAATATGAATATCAAGGAAACGAAGAAGAATATAATCCAAGCTGGGCATAAAGCAGTTGAAGAACTGATTAAAGTTGCTAAAGAAGCTATTGTAGATTCTGACGATGACATATCAGCTGACAGATTAAAAAATGCTGCAGCAACAAAGAAACTAGCTATATTTGATGCATTTGAAATATTGAATAGAATACAAGAGGAGGAGAATATACTAGAGGGTAAAGAAACTAAAACCGAAGTCAAAGTATTTAAAGGTTTTGCAGAGGGTAGGTCTAAGTAATGTACGAGCAAAATTTACTTAAAATAGTAGAACCTATAAAGAAAACTACTATAAGCAGACTTAACAAAGGTAAAAAGTGGAAGTATGGTTATAACAAAGAACACGATCTTGTAGTTATATCTAAGACTGGTGAGATAGGTGAGATCTACGAGATACAAAACTTTCAAATAGCACTGCCAAAAGAGCGAGGTGTGTATAGCAACGAGGAAAAAAAGTGGAAACAGTTTGAGTACCCGAAAGAATTAGGTAGGCTTAAAAATATATTTGACTGGCGTAGTTATCCTGAAGAAAAAAAAGCTAACTGGTTTGATTATATAGATGAAGAATTTAAACGTAGAGACGAGGGTTTTTGGTTTAACAACAAAGACACACCAACATACATAACTGGTACACATTATATGTACTTGCAATGGAGTAAGATTGATGTAGGTGCACCAGACTTTAGAGAGGCTAATAGATTATTCTATATATTTTGGGAAGCTTGCAAAGCAGATAAAAGATGTTATGGTATGTGCTACCTTAAAAACAGACGATCTGGTTTTTCTTTTATGTCATCAGCTGAAACAGTTAACCAAGCTACAATATCAAGTGATGCTAGGTTTGGTATATTATCTAAAACAGGAGCTGATGCTAAGAAAATGTTTACTGACAAAGTTGTACCTATATCGATTAATTATCCTTTCTTTTTTAGTCCTATTCAAGACGGTATGGATAGGCCAAAAT